CGATCCTAGACCATCTCTCCTTCTTGTTCGGGTCCGGGTAGTGGCGGATGATCTCCTCATTACACGTTCTAACGCACTCTCCGGGAGCCGTCCGCACCAGCGTCTCATGGATCGGGTAGCGCCATATGTACCCGTTCCTGGCGTGGATCTTGAACCCCCATACCGAAAGCCTGGGGATTGTCTGCTCACGGTCCTGCCAGTTGTGGATGAACGGGTAACGAAGCATGGTGGTCTCTGGGGTCCATGCCTTCTCCAGCGTCTCGCGCCAGTTGGGGAGAAGGACCTCGTCTAAATCCATTGAGATGCAGATCCGCGCCTCTGGAGGGACGTAGGACAGCGCCATGTTCCGAGCGAGATCGAACCGCCACGGCGCCACGGCGATCTCGTTGACCTCGGCGCCTAGAGAACGCAGTATGTCAGGAGTCCCATCGGTTGAGCCGGTATCGCACAGGATCACGCGGTCAACGCCGACCATAGAGCGCATGAACCGCTCGGAGAACGTTGCCTCATCCTTGCAGATACCATAAACGACGATCACGATACCATCACTTTGGCAATCTCCAGGTCTATCTCCTTGTTCTCGCCGTCTGCCGAGCCGTGGATGCGGATGTAGTGTTCTCCAGACAGGCCGGACACGTCAAGCTCAATCGTGTCCTCTCCGTTGGCTGTGAACGACTGGCGAGCATTGTAGACCGTCCGCGCTCCAGTTTTGTTTGTGGATGCGATGAGATCGCCTGTTACGCCCGTGGTATCCCCGGCCTTGGTAACAAGTGCTTTGACCGTGGAGTAATTCGTCAGATCAACTGCATCCGTGGTAACCCAAGTGCGCTCACGATACGGGGATACAGGTTTGTACTTTGTGATTCGCATACATCCTTTGTATCCGCTACCAGAGCTTGCGTCGGCACCTCCTCCGCCGCCGCCTCCTCCATAGGCTCCACCATTGTACCCATCTTTTCCTGAGGTCCTTCCGTTTCCTCCCTCACCACCATACTCGGATTTGGCTGCTCCACCTGTTATACCAGAGGCGTTATTCCCGTCCCCAGTAGAACCAGCTCCTCCGCCACCTCCTCTTCCAGCGGTTCCGATTGTCAACGCTCCATTCCCGCCAGAATATTTTGTATCACCGATACAATTAGATGCTGCTCCTCCCTGGCCACCGACATAAGAGTTAGCACCATTCCCGCCAACCGCCTCGACTACTTTTGTGCCACTTGCGTTCTTGAAATACGTTGCACCTCCACTCTGACCTACTCCTCCTCCCGTGCCGATACTGATTGCGTAAGACGTACTTGCAGAGACTGAAATCCCTGTTTTCTTGGAATAAGCACCCCCTCCTCCTCCGCCTCCACCTAATGTAGAATCAGGCTGTCCCCCGCCTCCGCCACCGCCCCAGCATTCCACGTCCACTTGCGTTACGCCTTCCGGACATTGCCAACTTGTCGTTGCTGTGTTGTCAATGAACACCGTTCCATCATTTTCTAGTGTGGCTGCGCCGGTCTGGACGTTCATATGGAGATATGTATCTTCCTTCTCCATGACAGCCGACCCATTGCCGATAGACGATGCATACCCCTCTGTCCAGTTGTCCTCGTAGGCGCCTAGGTTGTAGAGATAGAGCAACTTCTCCCATATCTTCTGCCACTCGCCACTTACGCGCGCCCACCCTTCGGTGAGTTCCTTCCATCCCCCGGATACCTTCGCATATAGAGCCGATAGATCCTTCCACTCTCCGCTAACGCGTACGTGTCCGCTCATGAGTACTTGAACCAGAGATCGCCATCAGATCCGCCAGACGGGTCGCTCGTGCTGACAGTTATCTTGCGGATCTGATCGGCATTCAACGTAGGAATTTCTGACGACAAAGCGAGCCTCACCTTTGAGGAGGCAGTCCCGACGTAGACCTGATCGTAGTCAGTAGAGATAGCCGGCTCGCCATGAGCAAGTTCGCTGGCTTCTATCTGTGCTTTGGTGCCGCGCTTGATTCGTATCGTGTTCGCCATTACACCTCCTATCTCTTACGGCGCTCCGGCTTCCCCGCTTGCTCTACCTGTGCCTTCAGAGCATCGCGTTCCGCTGTCAGCTTGGCGACTTCCGCCTTCAGGGAATCTACCTCCGCAGTCAATTCCGAGACGCGCTTCTTGGTATCGGAAAGTTCGGCCCTAACCAGACCGTAGGTCATGGAAAGGTCATTGTACTTTGTGCTCAACGCGTCATGCGACTCCTTGTACTTCTTGGCCTGGTCGAGCTGGGTCTGTGCGAGGGATGCAACGGACTGAGCCTTGCTCTCGGCAGCCGCCGCCGCTGCGACCTTCTCCGCCGCTTCGCGTTTCGTCTTGTCAAGCAAGCGCTTGGTGTGCATGATCTCAACCGTAAGCTCGCCGATCTTCGTCACCAAGTCATCCACAGACAGGAGGGCCTCGTTTGTTTCCCCACCGTCCTGCGTTACCGTCGCCTCGTATTCCATCGTCCCCCCTTCTACGACAGGGTCCCGCCGTCAATCGTTGATCCGCTGTGGAGCAGCGTGTTAGCTCCAGCACCATGTACGCCCGTCACGGCTGCAGCGTGTGCATAAGCCCACTTGGAAGACGGCGCCTTGGTCTGTAGGTTCTCAGTCGGAGAATCCTCAAGGTAAGTGTCTTTGAACGAGACAAACTCCAGGCCCGTCCCGTTACCCTCAGAGCCCTCGTTCACGCGCACGACCTTGAACGATGCGCCAGTGTAGTTGGCAGGCGTATCTGTCAGGTCCACGAATGTATTGACGCCGGAAGCCTGCGCGGCCCACTTGACCCCTGCCGTCTGAGTGCTATCTGCCGTCAGGACGTGATCGTTTGTACCTACTCCCAGCGCAACCCAGTGCGTCCCATTGCCTACCACAACGTTACCCTTGGTTGGACTGAGACCGGCGATGTCCGCTAGGCCGCCAGTGGCCGAGATGACGTTCCCGGTCTTGGAGAGCCCGGTCCCGGCTGAAACGTAGCCAGCGCCGGAGAATTGCGCGAACGTGATGGCCGTTGTTCCAAGGACGATGTTCTCCGGCTCATTCGTGCAGACCCACCCAGTGTCCTTCTGTGTGGTGCCGCCGGATACAAACACAAACGAGTGCGGGACTTCAGCCGCTGAATCCATGTCGGCAGCACGCGACCAAGACCCGGATGCCGTGACGTAGATGCCGTTCTGGCTAGCCGTGCTCTGGTTTTTCACAAGGACGCGCGATTCACTCGTGAGTACGCCGTCAATCGTCTGCTCGCCGGAGAGCGATTCCAGGTTCTCCGTAGTCGCGCAAGCCACGGCCTCATGGACAGACAGGCCGGTTGCCACTGAATCAACGTAGTCTTTTGTGGCGGCATCCTGCGCGCTGGCCGGGTTGGCCAAGTTCGTGATCTTCTTTGAGTTCATGGATACGTCAGCCCCGGCCTGTCCGGTTAGGATTGTCCATAGCTCCGTCCCAGTCAGAGCTGCGATGTTGCCGCCAGTTTTGCGACCTACGACACGCTGCTCATCAACCGTTACCGCTGCAGGCGTATCCGCTGCCACCGAGGCAAGGATGCTATGAGCGCTGTACTCATCCCACAGGCTCACCCGCTCCGCTGCGCTACCTACTCCAGTACCAATTGCCAGGATCTTGTCATCCGTCTTGAACCCGAACTCTCCTGTGTCGAGTTGGGTCCCGATCGCAGCCGTGCCACGTTTGATCTGAATCTTCGCCATCTAACACCTCCTACAGTGTCCCGCCGTCAATGTCTCCGACGTCCACAAACAGTTCCCACTCCGGATCAACGCCCGGTTCCTTGCCGGTGCATCCCTCCGCCGTGATCCATGTTCTACCCGAATGTCCTACCACGTCATTAGGAGCATACTCCGTTTCGCTATCCCATGCGCCGCGCCACTGAATTCCTCCGCCGGGCCCCTGCGGGCCGACAATCCCGGTCAGGATGATCTGAGGGACCTCTTCCGTGATTACCTTGATTACGTCCATCACGTTGTCACCTCGCGCGTTACCGCCGCCACAAACGTGACGTGCCCGTACTGATGGAGACGGCGCTCTCCAGAGTCAGAGATCAGGAACAGATCGTAGACTGCGGTACTGTCGCGGTGATCCGGACAGATCCCAGCGGTATCCTCTGCGGAGATGATTAGATCGTACCTCCCCTTGTCCGTGAGTTGGTTCGCGATCTCAATGCCTCCGTTATCCGTTGTCAGTTCTAGGATGACATCGCCGACAGGAGAAGAGCGGATCTGCATCTCTGCGCTCCATCCCGTTAGATCAACTGGCGTTTCTTCCTGCCCGGTCTTCCAGATGAATCCCTGGCGGTAGTCGGCGTTCTCGTACACTGTCAGGTTTATGTTCGCTCGCATACCTCACCCCCCTATGCCGGGACTCCTGGAAGATTATAGCCTGATCGCATGTTATCCTTGGCCGCCCGCCGCTGCACGCTGCGATAGACCACTTCGCCATCCAACGTCACGATGTTGTTGATCGTAATGTCCCCCATCGGATACCGACTGAACCGTTCCAGCGGGATGATGGCCTCAGGTCCAGCTTCTCCGGCTAGCACCATCGTTGGACGTGGGATGATGCCGCCTTTGGCCGCGCCAGGAACTTGATTCCATAAAGCTTGTGCTTGCGCAGTAGTGAGCTTGTAACCTGATGCCAACGCATCCTTCAGAAAGTCTTCGAATGATGCCGTGATGAACCTGCTTTTATATATGCCTTCCTTGATCGTAAAGTCTTTCATGCCCGATCCCTTGGCATATCCCTGCGCCCACAATTCTTCTGCTGTCTTATAGGCATAGATTGATACATTAGAAGATGCCACAGGTTCAGTGGTAGCAGATGTCGCGCCACCGCTGGAACCGCCGGAAGATCCGCTTGAGCCGCCGGAACTGCTTCCCGAGCCGCCGGAAGTGCTGCCTGAGCTTCCGGACGCGCTACTGGATGAGCTACTTGTTTTTCCAGACGGGACTGCCGCCGCCGCTGCAAGACCCAATGCTGCACCAATCGCAGCTCCAAGTGGACCTCCGAGGAAGAATCCTATAACCGCACCGCCGGCCACGAGGAGTGCCTTGGCGACATATTTTAGCGCATTCTGGATGTCATCCCACAACGTTAGCATCTTGTCAACCTTCTGAATGTTCTTGGACATACCATCAATCCAGCTGCTAAGTTGTTTTGGGATCATATCAATCCACTGTGCAATTATCCGCTCTATAGCCGGCCAGTTATCCTGGATAGTCGTAAGCAGTTTCTCGAATAGCGGACCGAGTTGCTGGAGAACGCGTTCGGCGTGTGGCCACAGGTTTCGCAGTGACTGCGCGATCAGGTCGAGCATCGGCTGCATGTTGCTAACAACCGCATTCCACACGTCCTCAAGCGCCTTCTGAATCGCCGGGAATACGTTCGAACGCAGGAACGGATCTACCTGCGTCCGCCACCACTCTAGCAACGCGCCGAATATCTCGCGCAGGTCCTTGGCAAACGTGTCCCTCATCCATATCGCTACGCTATCAACCATCGCCGCGAACGTTGAGAGGACTGAGATCCCAAGATTCACAACTGGAATGAGGTTCTCCTTCACAATCGTCCACAGCGCCGCCAGAACGTTGGCAACCGAGTCAGCCAGTTTCACGATGGCCGGCCACTGTTGCCGCAGCATCCCGAATACATCTTGGACAAGGAACGGGATCAGATCATCGGCAAGGAATCGCCACAGCCGCTCCATCCACTTTCCAAGCTCTACGAACACCTTGCTCTTCAGGAACGGGTCTACGTCGTTCTTCCACCATTCTAGCAATGAGTCAAAGATGGCTTTCAGGTCCGCAGCGAACGTGTCGGCGATCCATTTTGAGATACCGTCTAGCGCCGAGGAGAATGTATCTGTCGCTGCGAGCGCTAGCCGCAATCCTGGGATCAACGCCTGGACTACAACCTCCCACAGAGCCCCGAACGCTCCGCCGACCCGTTCCACGATTGTCGCCACGGTCGGCCATGCCTCGACAATGAATGCGAACATATTGTCTCTCAGGTAGGGAATGATCTCATCTCGTAGCAGTTCGTATAACGCCACAAACCACTCGCCGAGCTTTGGGAACACCTGGCTCTTCAGGAACGGTTCAACCTCAGCCTTCCACCATACTGCGAATCCCTCAAAGAAGGCCTTCAGGTCTGGAAGGAGCGTCTCGAGCATCCAGTCGGCGATCGGTTGCAGCATATCTACTAACGTCTGAATCACCGCGAGGAATGCCGTGATGACCGACGGAGCGATTGCCTGCCATAGGTCCTCCAGCGCCTGGATGAACTGGCGGATTGGTTCCAAGATGGCCTCGATCGCGTCCTGGAACTTCTCGACAATGCCCCGCAGCCACGCAGGCAGCTTGTCCTGGGTCGTTTCTCCGGATAGTGCCGGCTCCCCCGGCGTGGCGGCTTTATACTCCGCACGCTCGACATTCCAGCCCGATGGAACGTTCAGCGATCCTTGGTAGATCTGCTCCTCGGCTTCTCCGAACAGCCCTGCGATCTGATGCAGCACCGCCGCGATCGGCCATAGGAAGCCAAGGAGGAGCGACAAGAAGCCCTTCTGAACCGCGGCCAGGTCCGCCTGGATCATGGCCATCTGTTCGGTCTGTCTGACAATGCTGGATAGCGTGTCCCCGAAGCGCATCAGTACTGAAACGACTGTCGTTCCTACCTTCTGCAGGTTAGTTCCTAGCCAGTTGGCAGCATCTCTTACCCTATTGAACGCCGCCTCGGTCCACCCGGCGACCGTGTTGAACGCATCCCGCACGATCTGAACCCCATCCTCCAGCGTACGTGTTAGCTCGTCTACCGTGTCGGTGATGCTCTGGCTGGCATCGGATATCCCCTGTTTCAGGATGTTATACGCTCCAAGCGCGACTCGTGCCCAGTTTCCGGTAGCAAGACCTCCTCCGATGTCCTTGATCGAACCTGCGTATGACCCAAATACGTCTCCGGCGATCGTATCGGCAAGCTGGTTCACATAGCGGGCATCCAAGGCAGAGAGGAAGTCGTGCACCCTGGTGCGGGTATCCTTCGAGAGGATCGTGAACGTATGCCCCAGGATAGTGACCTTCTCCGGGATCGCCTCTAGTGCGGCGTTGAACATGACTCCCCAGTCCCCGGCGTCCTTCAGCCAGTCCTGCCATCGGATAAGCTCCGGCGTCGTACCGAGGACCTCGGCCCGGAATTCCACGAGCGCATTCTCGGCCTGGGTGGTATCCATCCCCAGAATCTCCAGCTTGCGGATCTCATCTTCTAGCGCGCGGATGGCGGCATCGTACTCATTGAGCAAGACCTCCGTGCTGACCTTGGCCGCGCGGCTTGTGGTGCCGATCTCCGCGAACGGGGCCTGGTTGATTGTCCGGATCATCGGACTGCTATACGTCGCAGCGGTTTGAATGCTGCCGGTGGCGTTCATCACGGCTTGTGCTATGGCCGCGTTCTGTACAGCCGCCGCATCTACGGTGGACGCGAGGGTCTCCACAGCGGCATCTACCTGTTCTACCGCTTCGGCTAGTGTCTCAACCTCATCATCGAACTGTGGCCCCCCCGCCGCCTCCAACGCCATGATCTCAGCCCAATTCTTCTCCCCGATGCTAGACGGAATGATCGTCTCGCCTTCGTGAACGTAGACGAGGCCATCTTCCTCTACAACGCCGCCGTACTGGTACCCAGGAACACGCCGGCATACGCCACCGACACACGTCGTAGATGCTGCGGCCTGTGCAGACTGGCCTAGATCCCGGATCGCTTGCGTTGTGGTCACTACATTCTGCGAGAAGTCCTGTAGGGAGCCGCCGGACTCCTTGACCCAGGCCGTGAATTCCTGGCTTGGGACGTACCCTCCAGCGGTCATCTCACCGTAGATCCGCTCCAGGTTTTGCTGGCTAGTCCATGCCGGCTCGGTCCACCCCACGAGCGGCTGGCCGACGGCCCCGGCCACGGCGTCGCGCATCGCCTTCGCCAGTTCCCCTACGTACTCGCCTGTGGAACCAGTTAGACCGGCTTCGCGTATCCTCCGCCCGACTTCTCTGGGGTCCTCGTAGATGAGTGCCCTCAGTTGCCGCCGGAATGCATCCAGCGGATCGAACAGCGCCACAATCGCATCCAGGGTTTGCTGGAACTTCTCCGCCGGGTAGCCGAGCGTGTCCAGCCATTCGATTGCTTCCTCTAATCCCGAAACGAGTTCACGATACTTGCCGGACATGGCGCCCAGCTCCTCAATGTTGAGCCGGTCAAGCATCCCCATGAGTTGTGCGAGCTGGAACGCAGCCTTGGCCGGGTCGGCAATTGAGATGTCCCGGATCATCTCCGCGAGGGTTTGTGTCTCCTCCGCGAGCGCATTGCACGCTGCCGATGCCGAGGAGCACCCGCCACTAAGCCCATCCATCTGCTCGGTGGCCGACTTTGTCGCCTCCTCTAGACTGAAGCTTCCGAGTTCAAAGTCATTCACAAACGAAGCGGCAGCTTCAGCCGCAGCGTCTATTGCTGATGTCGCGTCATCAACCTCGCGGCCAAACGATCGCAGCGCATTGATCCATCCCTGAGCGGCTGGGACGTCGTAGGCGGCCCCTCCAGTAATCCACCAGTCCTCTAGCCACTGCGCGGCCTGGTCTGTCCACTTGGTGGCTTGACCGCCCGCCTGTAGTGCCCTCCCCCGCTTCCATATCGTTTCGATCAGTGAGCGCAGCCATGGAATCCGCATCATCCAGTTCGGCACTACGAATTCTCCCGGCTCTAGCATGGCCGGCACGATGTCGCCGGAACCCTGTCCTGGGACTGCGCCGCCCGTTTGATACGGTTGAATGGCGCCAGGTGGCAGGACTAACTCCGGCAGCGACGGCGCCGTCAATGACATGGACGCCCCGGATAGGGCCGACTGGAAGGCCGCTTGTAGGTCCGCACTGAATTTGGCCGCCGCCGCTGAAACGGCCATGGACGCGTCAATCTGCAATCCGCTAACCTGTAGCCGTAGGGAGTTAATCGTCTCCTCTAGCGCTTCTCCGTACGCCTCGCCAGCATCTCGGGCCGACGTTGGGATCATCAGCTCCTCTGGTGTGAACCCATATAGATCGGCAAGCGCATTGCGGATTGCCTGACTTGCATTAGGATCCGCTATCTGATCCTGGACAGCCGTCAGGTAGGCCAGGATGATCTCATCAGCTTGATCGGGAACGGTCTCGCGGACCGTGGCGAACATCTCTTCGTGAACCTCCACGAAAGCATCAATTGCTTCTTGGAAGTTCCCCTCCTTGTACGCCTTTTCGAGTTCCTCGCCCAGTGCCCGCGCGTTCATCTTGCTCATCTCTGGAGGAGCCATGGTGGTCGGGAATACACCGAAGGTTTCCCACATCTTCTTCGCTTCCTCCGCGAGCGGGATGGCCTCACGCGCCTGGCCTTCCTTGCTCAATCCCATAACACCGAGGAAGGCAAGGACTACGGGGTTCGCCATAAAGGCCGCGATGGCCGCGGTCAGACTGGCTATTCCGGCGGAGATGCCGGCAATGGCTGCGACTACCCCGCTTGCCCAGCTGACAACCTTTATTCCCACCAGGAGCGTGAATGCGCCTACTAGCGCCTCGACCGTCGGCGTAGCGTCCTCAATACCGAACAGCGCCAGGATGAACTCGCCGATCGGCGACAGGAGGCCCACCAAGGCCTCGTAAAGCTTCTTGACCTTGTCTCGGATTCCGTACAGGTTGACGTCCCATGCGATGTACATCGCCACCGCCGCTGCGGTTAGCCACACGATCGGAGATGACAGCAACGCGAACGCCTTGCCTAGTAGCGCGATCCCTGCCACGAGCCCGATCATCTTCAGGGCGTGCTTGATGAAGAACTGGATAGCTTCTGAATTATTCTGCATCCACAAGGCCATGGATTGCACTGCGGGTACGATACGGTTGAGTATCTGTAGGACTACCGGCAGGATGATCTCGCCGAGAGCGATCAGAAGCTCATTCCATTGCGCGGATACCCTGTTGAGTTGGAACTGGTAACCTCCGGTGATCTTCTCTAGAACCTGCGCATAATTGTCTCCGGCTTCCTGTATATCCTTGAAGACTTTCGCCGTTTCCCCGCTCGCTGCGTTCGCCGCCTCCGCCGCTGCCGCGTATGTCCTGGAGGAGAACCCTAGCTGCTCTAGATCCATCCCCGCGGCCTTCGCTGCCGCCTGAACAAAGGCCAGGGACTTCCCAGGTCCAAGCTGTTCGATCATCGCCCGCCCGGAAGTGAAGCCGAGCTTCTGAATGATTTTGCCAAGATCGCCCGAACCTGTGGCGAGAGTGGTTATCGTTGTCCGCAGCCCGGCTGCGGCAGCACCGGCATCTCCCATGGTCTGTGACATGACCGTCAGCAATGCGAGCGTTTCATCCAAGCTGACGTTCATCCCGTAAGCCACAGGTCCTACCATGGCCACTGCGGCGGCGATCTCCTCTATGGGCCGTTTCGTGGCAACGAGCTTTGCGGCCAGTTCCTCCGCCTGATCGCCGGACATGCGGAAGGCGGACATAATGTTCTCAAGAGAATCGGCAGCTTTTTCGATCCCGAGATTGTCGAAAGTTCCAAGCCGCGCTGCGGCTCTGTAGATCTTCATCGCCTCGGTCGCACTGTTACCGGATTGGACGATCTTGTCGAATGCCCGGACGCCAGCGCTGGACATATGACCGTACTCAATGGCGATATCGGCAATCTCGTTTGCCAACGTGCGCATCTGGTTCTCGGATAGGTCCCCCATCCTAACCCACAGATTGCGCCACGCTGTGTCGAACTCGCGTACGACCTGGACAGACTTGCGAAGCTGCGCGACCGCCGCGGTTAGACCGACTACCGCGGAGGCCATTCCTACGATGGTAGATGTAGCAGTCTTGGCAGACTGAGCTATTCCCTGTGCGCCCTGTCGGAATCCGGATTCGGCACTGTGGACGTCGGAAAGGAACTTGTCCTTCTGTAGCTGGATCTCAGCATACGCTACGCCGATCCGGTTCACGCCATCACCCCCTCGGCCCCATCAGGCCCTTCTCTTTGCAATCCACTTCTAGGTCATCTTCTAGCGCCTCCGATACCAGCGTAGCGTGCGGTACGGCCTGGCGCACCTCCTTCCACACCTTCTCATCGGCCATCGCCGGTATCTGCTCCCCCATGCGGTACCTGGAGATGGCCCCCAAGCCCGCTACGAGGAACCCGAACTGTTCGTCGTCGAGGCATCCGATGTCGTCGAGCCCGATGCCGTAGGTGGAGCAGACGATGGGGATGAATTCCCAGAAGTTCCACTCCCGGCTGCCCCACTCTCTGAGTTTTTTGGGTTGCCTACCATGGAATCCAGCATCTCATCAATCGTCTTGACGGCATCGGCTCCGGTTGCCTCTTCGGGGATGTCCTGAAGCCCGGTACACCACAGGAATGCTGTCTCCAAGACCTGGTTCGATCCACTGAACAGGACGTCCACAAACGCCCTGTCAATCGGGATCTTTTTCCCGTCCTCTTCGATCTCATCCCCATACTGTTGCTGCAGCGCTAGCGCCAGCGCCTCGGCCATGTGCCGGCGCGTGAACACCCCGAACAGCGCCTCGGCGTATGGTTCCCAACCAGACAGAAGCCGCGCCAGGAACTCTTGCTTCCACAGCTGCGCCTCGCGCGCATCGGCGAACTCGTCCGGTACGCCGCGCTCCCGCAGGTCCTTCATCGCGGCCTCGGAACAACGCGCCATCGCCATGGCCGCCTTGTTCCTGGTAGTTGCCAGCGAGAACGTCGGCGTGTCCTTGCGGACTAGCGCCTCGAATTGCGCCTGGTGCCACAGGTTCAGCCTGGGGACCTCAATCTCGGTCCCACCGACATTGAACTTGCGGACGTGCGCCTCTTTGGCCGCCGCCCGATACGCCTGTAGTAGGTTCGATTTGCTCATTCCGTCTCCTTGACTTGTTCAGCGAGCTTCTTTCGTGCTAGATCCAGCATCTCTTGCGCCCGCTCATCCCAGCAATCCATCTCAATCTCAATGCAGCCCTCGTTAGCCGTAATCATATGGCCACGACGCAGCGCCGCCTCGGCTGCCGCCCAATCCCCGGCTGCCAGCCAGAACTGACCCATACGGATCCAAGTCTCGCGCTGCCACGGAGCCTCCCCAAGCGACCTCAGCATCCAGATCAGAAGCTCGTCCGCTGGCCGCCCTTGGGCCCCTTTGCACGCCGCGATTAGGCGACACACGGCGGCGCGGAGCACGCTCCACTGATCTATGTCCTCTATCGGAGGGTCAATGTACCCTGGCACCAAGGAAAGGAACTTGTGCGCCCAACGCTCCGCCTCGGCATACTTCTTCTGACGCGCCAGCTCCGATGCGTAGTAGTGAACCATTCGAGGATTGTTCACGTACTGATCCATCCACATCTCATAGAGCGGCAGCCTGTTCTCGGTTTTGTCACGCTCAATGTCAGGGTAATGGCGGATCAGTTCGTCCTTGATGAGTACAGCTTGCTGCTCCTTAGGGTCCTCCGGCTCTAGAACCTCGTGTACAGGATAATTCCACCTGTAGCCATGCCGCGCGTGTACCTTGAAGCCCCAGATCACAATCCGCGGTTTCGTCTGCTCCGGATCTGTCCAGTCCGTTGTGAACGGGTACCGTAACACGGTAGTGCCTTTCACCCAATTGCGCTCTACGATCTCCCGCCATCCTGGGACAAGGACCTCATCTAGGTCCAGACATACGCACACGTCGGCGTCTTCTGGAACGTACTCGAGGCTGATGTTCCTGGCTTTGTCAAAGCGCCACGGGACCACCGAGATAGATTGCACCTTCGCACCCTTCCGGCGCAACAGGTCAACCGTATCATCGGTGGATCCCGTGTCGCTGATATAAACACCATCCGCGTCTCGGGTCGAATCCATGAAGCGCGCTACGTTGCGCTCTTCATTCAGACTGATCCCGTACACACAGATGTTCATTCTCGCCTCCCGCTAGTTAGCCACCGCCGAAGTGAATCCAACGTCGCCTTCCACCGTGAGCGTAAGGTCGCCCTCGCGCACGCCCTCTAGAGGGAACCTTTGTGTGATCCCCGAGATATACGCCCAGAACTCCCACCGCTCGTGAGTCGTAGTATTCACGTAGAGCAGTACGTACACAGGTTCTTGCTCTGTGATCTGGTATGTATCATCGGTAGACCAGAACGTGCGGACCGTGATCGTCTCCCCGCTCCGCAGGACCGGGTAATGCGACCTGAACCCGCTGTTAGCTGCCGCCGACGCGAACGTGGTGATGTCTTGAGTCTGAACGGTGATGGATGCGCTCAGCTCCCCGGTCGCTCCGAGGATTTGCTGTAGCAACATCAGACCACAGTCATCTATGTACCACGTCTGATCTGCATTAGAACTGAACGTATACACGATCTTCTTCGTGTCTTCAGGAGCGGTGATGCGCATTGACCACAGGCCCCAGCCGTTCTCAGAGTATGACGGGGTACTTGTAATGGTCATCGTCTTTGTGGCGAGCGTATCGTCAGCATCATCCTTGAATACGACAGTTAGGAGCGCAGACTTCCCCGTCTGCATCTTCGCCCACACCTTGGCAACGCAGGCCACATCACTTGCGAGGGCCGAAGCCAGAGTTACTGTCTGTGACAAGCTGGCCCCGGTCCCTGCATCTGTCCCCTTGGCAACGAATCCGCTCCCGCCGCGGGACCCGCCGGACTGTGCTACTACCGTCCCGGTGTCGCTCCAGCTCGTCAGTGTTCCGGACTCAAAGCCTGGATCGTCCAGTAGGTTCTGCTTGACAGTAGTGCCTACTGTCCGCCCCACCGAGCGGTAGATGCCCGCGAGATAACCCTGGAGCGCCATCGGCTATCTCCTAGCTCCCGAAGTGGGTTGCCGGTTCGCCGTTCAGCAATAGACCGTAATCGTACGACACCGCATCATCTAGCGGGGCACGCAGCGTGCATCCCGTAACGAGATACGTTGCCTGCCAGATTACGACCGAGGCCGAACTGTCTACCAAGCGTAGCGCCACTCCATCCGCATCTCCGATCTTGCTCTGCAGGAAAGTCCGCGCTAGAGCTTGGCTTGTATCTCCACCTGATAGGACGTTGACCGTCACGTTCTGTGCTTCGTACAGTGTCAATAGATGTGTACGCCATGGTAGCGATGAATCTCCGTGCGCCGTGATGTCAACAGACCCGTGCACTTGATTGAGTTCCGGGAAGGATCCCCCGCGGATGCGAAGCGCATCCCAGGAATCCGAACCAGTATCCACTTGAATCAGATAGTTATAACCGCGTTCTGCCATCATTCACCTCCTCACTGAGCCAACATGACCCAGTACCTCCGCATCCCCCTCCATATCTTGGTGCCGCCGACCTCTTCCGAGATCACGCCACCAGCTACATCGGGGAATACCTTAGCCGTGCCCCATCCCGATACGGTTACTTGTGCCTTCCCTAGGCACGCGAACACCGCATCGTACAGCGCCACGGCACCAGTATACGTCGTTGTCCACACGTCCACCTGCAGCCTCACTATGTTCAGCTGCGGATCCGATACAGCATAACAATATTCCTGCCGGTCAGTCAACGGACAAACGTAGGTGATGTACGGATACGCAGGATTGTCCGCCGCGCCCATCGGGTACACCCTGGTCGTGATTGCCTTGACGGTCGGATCTGTAATCAGAAGATTACGGACCGCAGCCGCCAGCGGACCCGCCCAATCGGCCACCTACGTCACCCCCAATATCCGCTTGACATCATCTCGTGTCCCGTCCAACGTTAGCGTCAACCATGGCCTCGGCGCCATCCTAGATGTCCCGATCTCCAAGTACAGCGCGTAGTCGAGCTGCTTGCCGCCACGCTCCTTCTCTAGAACACCGAACCGACCACTGACGCCGCTCTTGTCAATCTCAACGTCATACGTAATGGAAGCGCGCAGGTGACCGGTAACAATTCCAGGGAAGCCGCCTTCCGGACTTGGACTCCCGTGGTACATGTTCGTCTTGGCATAGTCCGTGCAGAACGCAACTGCATCCCGCATCCGGTTAGCGGCCTCGCGTTCCACTAGCGCCTCGAACTCCGCGCTATTCCATTCTACCTGTACTACGTATGGCTCAGGCATCGGTTCCCTCCAGCCGAACGACGTGACATTCCAGATGATGCCCCATTCCGTCAACGTCGTCAGCGGAGAGGACATCATAGTACCGCCCTTGCCAGAGGATCCGGTCGCCAGGAGCGACATCTATGTCTGCCGGTAATACTACCATATGCGTAGCAACCCGTGCATCGGCCCCCCCGGCCACCTGTAGCGCCTCACGCCTCGCGTAATCACCCATCACGACACGACACTTCGCACCGCGGTCAGTCCGCGACCAGGCGGGGATCTCCTCCCCGTAGTCGTTGACCGTCCGCACTGCCCGGTAGATGTCGCAGGTCGTGTTCAGTCCGAGCATCAGACCGTCACCCTCTTGTACCTGTCCAACCGCAGGAGAAGGTCCTCGTTGATCCTAAGGCCGCCTCCGCTCATTGCCCACGGTACCGTGGAGCCGAACGTGACGCTGTAATTGCCGAGGGAGAACTGCGCCGCTCCTCCAACCTCGCGGTACGCGTTGTGAATGATAAGTAGCTGCCGACACGCTAGCTCGAGGACAATCTCCTTCAGCTCGGCTGGGATCGGTATGTGATTGCCTGACTCGCCCGAGGACTCATCTGAATAACCGCCGATGTACTTGATCAGCACGGTCAACGCATCTGTCTGGTACCGTTCCGTTGTGCTAATCAGCTCGCCTTGCTGAGAACTTAGCCGTATATAGCTTGGGTAGACCGCGTAATCGCCCGTTGAAAGTTCTGCGACGCCGACAACGATCTTCTCCACAGTAACGATCGGCGGCCGAGTGACGGAGATCACGGGTGAATAGTCGTGCATCTCCGTCACCTCGGCCTCATCGAATTGCCGATCGCAATAGGTTTCACAGAACGACTTGGCCCGCGCTAGCAGGTCGGTCACAGACAGACCGTACTCGGTGGTCCCATCTATGATGGGGACCCCGGTCCGCGCTGCTACGTCTGCCGCTACAGGCCAGGCCACGTTAGCTCGCCGGAACTTTTGGACTATCCCACGCTGTCAATGTAGCACAGCATGTAGATGACGCCCCGTTGCTCGCAACCAGCTTGATCCGGCAGTACTTCAAGAGATCCGCCACCGGAATCGCATACGTGGCGGCATCCGTCCCAGATGTACCCGTATATGTCCGCTCCGCGAACACATCCGTCCAGTCTCCAGTCGTACCGGCGCGCGTCTGCAGTGTCACCTTCAATGTCTGAGAAGTCCCGATGTCATCCATGCTCAGGATAAGGACGCCATCCCGGCAGTTGCCGACAGTGATCCCATTGTCACCAGAATCGTTCACCGGCCCGTAGAATGTAGCATTGTCCCTGAGCGCCGGATAGAGCAAGGCGACTGTCTTCATGTTGCTATCATGGTCCATGCGCATTCAGATCACCTCCGCGTTACGCCGTGATATTGATGATACGGAACTCCGCCGGCTGCCGCGGGGCCCCATCGGTACGATGGGATGCCACGATCCCAATCTGTAGCTGGTCGGCATACCGCTCGCGCAGGACCTTGATTGCCAACGGCCCGCTGTCCGCAATGACGTAGTTCTGGAAGTTCCCCAGGATGATATGAGCAGTGGAGATCTGCGTGCTCATGTAGACTGGGAGCCCGAGAAGCTGATTCCGTGGCGCCGCGGCTAGATCCACAATGTACTGGAACTGGCCCGTGCCGGACTTCCACTTGCGGATCGTCTGCATCGTAGTCGGGTGCATGATCCATGCGTTGTACGTGCCGTTCGCGGCATCAATCGCTGCCATCTGATCAAGCAGGGAGTCAAAGCTGAGCGACGCCGACGCGACGTTCGTTACGGTGACGCCAGGCTGGGAAAGCAGCCCCAGCGGCTGCGTTCCGCCAGTTCCGGAATAGTACGCAAGATCCTCGGCCAATCCGATCTGCTGTGTGATGTCGGCCCGCACAATGGACTCGGCGGAGATGGCGCTATACGCGATCAGGTCCTCGTCCAGCACCGTCCTCGCCGCTACTCGGCGCGGCTGCAAGGTCAGCATCCCGAATGCGACATCGGAATCCGTGATTGCACTGGAAAGCGGAGAATCCCCGACCCAGTACGCCGTCGTGCTTTGTGTCTGACGCGGGATCCGTAGCGTGAGCGGCGCGTTCGGGATCACCTGAGCGCCAGCCGCCCGGAATACGGTGCGCGCGCTCAGTTGCCCGATTAGCTCGGCTGACAGTTCCTCTGGAACGAGGAAGCCACCAGCCGTATCGGGGATAAGCCCCAGCGCCTTGTAGACGCTAGAATTGCTGGACTCTTTGATCCAGTCGCGCTCAAGCTCACGGCCATCCCAGTTCCCGGTGACAATCCCCAAGACCGCCTTCGAGATCTGGAATTGCTTGAGATCGTCAGATCCTTTCGGCTTCGTATGAATTGTCGGGAACCGCGTCTCTTTTCCGACAGCATCCTGCGCATCTACCGCAGCGACCTTTGTCGGTTCCTTCATCTCAATCCCAGGCGTAACCGGTGCCGGAACGCCCTTTTCCTGAGCTTCTTGCTCGGCCTTCAGCTTCGCCAGCGCCGCAGCAATCAGCTCCTCTGTCTGCTCTTTCGTGATCGGCTCTGCCATATTCTCACCTCCGTACGACGACTGTTGCAGCTAGTGCCGCGGCCTGACTCCGCAGAGCCTCGACCTCCGCTACCGCTTCGTCGCGTTCCGTGCGTAGCTGCTGGACGTACCCTTCTACGAATTCTAGCAATCGCTCCGGAGAGATCACCCCGGCTGCGAATGCAACCTTCGCATCCTCCAGCGTACGCAGTTCCACGTCGGCCTCCTTCTTTGTGGCCGACTCGCTTACCGCATCCTTGGCCTCAACTGTCTCAACTACTGTCTCTTCCTCAACCTTAGGATCAAGTGCTATACCCGTGACCTGCTTGGGACGCTCGCGCGCCTCGCCCGCCAGCCAAAGCGACTTCATCACAGGTGATCCAGAAGAGAACACCATTTCACCATAACTATCTAAGACCTCCCGCGCCGAGTTTGTGCGCATTGCCTCGGAGTTCGCCGGGATAACTACTGGACTGAATTCTATTAGCTCCCAGCGATCGTAGATCAAACCCTTGAGATCGTTCTCCCGAAACGCGCGCGGGATGAACCCGATGCTCGTGGCATTCAGCACATACGCGTCCCACAACCGTTGGTAGATGGCGGCCTCAGTATCGGGTTGATCCGTAAGCCACTGCCATTGTGCCCAGATCCTGTCCGAATATACCCGCATCTCTTCTGCGAAGCCGACTGGAAAGGTCTTGGTATGCCTTGGAAGGACAACGGGGTTCTTCAGGTAGGCATCCAGTTGAGCGCCATTCGCGTCAACTATGTCTCCATCTCTATCCGGAGCACTTGACGTAATGATCGCGTTTGCAACGGGACGCCCCTCGGCGAGGAACTTGCCCTGTACGATAAACCGGCGCCGTGGCCGCCCCTCTGGGACGGTCCGCTCGCACGGCACGAACTTGTAGACCGCCTCAATAGATTCTTTGTCCAGTAGCCGTTGTATCTCGGCCCTTGGTAGGACTTGGTGGTCTGGTTCGCCCTTGATGCGTACCTCTGTTACGATCAGTTGCTCGTTCTCCATCTCGCCCCCCTCCGCCCTTCCGAATCGGCGGCGTTGACAGTTCCACTAGCTTCGCACCGCACCGCGGGCACTGGTCTGCCCAGTGCTTGAGAATCATTCGGCACTCGGTGCATTGCATCAACATTCACTACGGTGCCAGGTACCAGTAGATGTAGACCGTTACCGATCCGGCATCCCCGGCTGTCCCGCCCGCCGGGATGGACCCGATAACAGTCACGTCGGCACCGCCCACAGTTCCGATGCCAGCGAACGGCATTGCACTAGAAGACCCCATCCTGAAGACGCCGGAAGTCTTCACGTCCAATGCATTGACCCACTTTGTGGTCGCCCCGGTTATTCCGACCGACAGCTGGTGGGTCCCATCGCCATTACACGCCGTAGTAACAACGACAACCACGTCCGTGACAATTGCGTTTGCCGGTAGAACGAACAGGTTCTTGTCAGTCGTATCTGTGTACTCCACGGTGTTCGATGACACCATCAGTGCGCCGGAGTTTGTCGCCCCCGTGTGATAGATGGCCCCGTCTACCTCCAGGTCTCCCGTGATTGTCGTGTCGCCTGTGAAGCCGAAGGAAGCCGCTGTCCAGTCAACGTTTCCGGTAGTGCCGCCGGTGTGGGTGATCGTCAGATTGCCCGTTGTGTCGTCAACAGCGAAGTCGGTATAGATGCTCGATGAGTAACCGATCCGCACGTTCGGAGCATAGATTCCATGAACCGTTCCGTTGGCCGTCAGGTTGCCCGTTACCGACGTTGCTCCAGTGAAGCCAAACGAGTCCGCTGTCCAGTCAACCGTCGGCGTCGTTCCAGTATGAGAGATCGTAGTGGCGCCTGTCGTGTCTACCACAGCGATCTTCATGTACTCGGTATCATTCGCTCCGAACCGGATGTCTGGGGACTCCAGACTGACAAACCCAGCCGAAATCCCCCGGACTGACGTGCTCCCGTCCAGGGAGATCGTCGCACCGTCGGCCATTAGGTTGCCTGTAGCTCCGGCCACTGTGAATACAGCCGCACCGGGGTTCGCTCCGTTATTGATCGTCAGCCCGCCAGCGGTTCCACTTGCACCGTTGACTCCGGACGTGATCGCGCCCGACGCCAGGAGCGTTCCGGTAATTGCTGTGTCACCTACGAACCCAAAGCCACCAGCAGTCCAGCTCACCGCCTTTGTCGTTCCGGTGTGTGTGATCGCCACGTTGCCTGTGGTATCCGATACGGCGATCGCCATGTAGATCGAAGAACTGACGCCGAGCCGTATCGCCGGAGCCTCCAAGCTCGTGAACCCCGCGCTAATTCCGCGCACCGATGTGCTCCCGTCCAGGACAACCGTTGCACCATCAACCTCAAGGTCTCCCGTGACATCCAAGTCGCCTGTGATTCCGAGCGCCCCGCTCAGGGTCATGTCACCGGCTACGGTCAGATCATTGCCGACCGCAACGTTGCCGCGCGTGGCGAAGTTGCCATCAATTGTAAACCCGCCAAGGACAGTGCCTTGCGGTGTCATCCAATAGACCCAATAGTCGCTCAACGTCAGCGTTGTCTGGCCCATCGCCAGCGCGCTGAACAGAACGACCGCCATTAGTACAATAGCCTTCTTCATGGATCACCTCCCAGCGGTGTTCAGAAAGTGCTGAACGTACCGCTTACCTTCCTGTTCAAACCATCCTCGCAGGGCGACTTCTAGATCCCTGCCCCCAGATTCCTCGGCCTTGGTCAGGAACCCATCCCATTCCGTCAATATCTCAACCTCCATCTCCGTAGAGATGCCATTAGGAACAGGAGATTCAGCACAGCGACAGTTCACGACCTCTGCAGGACCTGCCGCTGGATCTCCTGGGTAGGCCAGCGCAATGCCGGTGATCGGATTCACAAACGGCTCGTCCAGCGGCTTGACTGTTCCGTGCAGCATCTTGTGACCCTCACGACTATCCCCGTGGAGCGCATGTAGCCACTTTCTTTTTTCGATGCCAGTTTGTTCGTACAACTTGTGCTGGCCAGTGGCGACAGCGGTCAACGTCTCCGTGCGCGCGATCCTCTCTGCGCGTACCCGGCTCATCCAGTCGAACTGCTCGCGGAGCCTGTCAGCGATGGCCTTCGGCCCCTGGCCATCGCGCATCCCCTCACGGATGACATCCAGGACCTCCGTTTGCGTTTCATCTGTGAGCCACAGGCGCATCTGTTCTCCGCGCCACTTCGTGTATTCCTCAATCATAGGTTGGAATGAGTACCGCAACATCCAATCGTCCGGTATGTTCATCCCGAACCTTGACAATAATGCAACCCCATGCGCCGCTCCCCGTTCAACCAAAGCTGGCAGGTGCGCCCGCGCTACGGTCTCCAGAATGACGCCGCCAGGGTCCGCCGGAGCCACAAATGCGTACGGGTCTCCGGCGAGCGGCCTGTCCTGCGCGGCTTTGGTCTCTTCCTTGGTCTCGTCCTTGTTCGCGCCCTTTTCCCTCACCTCGCCGACCGGAACGAACCCAGCCGGTACGAACACGCGGTCAAGGTCCTCGCCCTCTCCCTGCGGCTTGCCCCACCAGTCGCGGATCTCGTTCGGCGTCCATCCCTGCGCGAGGAGGCTCGCACCGATCTGAGCCATCTCGGCCACGTCCTCCTGCAATGCTTCAATCTCGGATAGGTCAAAGAACAGCTGAATGTCCTCATTAGGAACAAGCTCGGCATTGAGCGTCTGTTCGATCTTTCCGAGCCTTGGAATGACGGCATTTTCCCAGAAGAGCCGCCGCATGGTTTGCGCGGTTGCCCGGTTTGTGTCCTTGTACAGACCGACAATGATCGGAGGGACCCCGTACGCCGCAAGGATCTCTTCTCTAGACCACGCGCGCAGGTTCAGGAACTGCATGTCCCGATGGGTCGGCGTGTACCGCTCCGGCCTCAATCCAGAACCGAACACGTGCGTTCGGTGCGCATTCCCGACCCCACGATGCTTCGCCTCCCAGCGCGCCTCCACTTCCTGCGCCTGACTGGTTGTTAGCGCCTGATCAGTCACCAGTACCATCCCCGGCGTGGCATCGTTCTCAAAGAAGAGCCTGTTCCAGTCAATCGCCTTCACGTCTGCCAGGATCGCCTGGCGAAGAACCTCAGTCGGCGACAGCCCGTAGTACGGCGTCTCCGGGTTGAAGTACCGGAACGCTATGAGATCGCGCTTGTCGAACACGATGGCCTTCGCGCTCTTGCGGTAGACCCAGCCGCGTATCAGCTCCGTTTCCCCTGGGATGGCCCAGACGTAACGCGGGTCAACCATCGGCCACAGGGCCGCCACCTCGGTCCTGTTTTTGTTCGCCCAGATACGCTCCCAGTACGCCTCGCCCTCCAGGTCCAGGTAGGTCACCGTCGCCTGGATGAGATCGTTCTGTGTCAGACTACCATCGCCCATCGGGTTGGCTAGCAACGCCAGGACTGGATGATCCTCAATGATCTCCGCCGTGCCCTTGGAGATCATATGCGGGATGACCTGATCCCACTTGAGCCCGTGCAGCGCCTTGTATTGCGCCTGCGACATGCGGCGCTCAACGCGCATGGCGCGCAACGGCACGTCAGCCGCGGCCATGGCTATCGCCCGCACTGCGGAATACGTCCAACTGTGCACGCGGTAGGCGGACGTTAGATCGGTCCAGCGGGTTAGGTGTGGCGCCTCCGCACCGGTGATAGAGAACTCAGCCGGGATGACCCGGCCCGACTGCGTCGCGCGCGTAACTTTCCCGAGCCCTTTGTCCAGCGCTGCTAGAATTCCCACGCTCGCCTCCAAACGAAAGGCCCTCGCCGTTGGGCGAGGGCCCTATTCGGGTACCTCATGTCGCGCAGTATAACGCGACTAGTACACTATGTCAAGGGATCATCCTCTGCGCCGTCATCCTGTTCGAACATGCCTGGCGTCCGGAAGTTACTGGCCCGGAGGCATGAAGGACTTCTCCAAACAGATTCCGTGCGGGGAGCCATGGCAAGTGCTACTAACTCGTCTCGCGGCAAATTGGTTCCAGGTACCCCTCTGCGTTCCTTTTTGCTGGAACGCAGTGCATGAATGCGACGTTTCCGTAGCAATACGAGGACGCTATGTCGTCTACCCCACAGGAGCACTCTAGTCCGTCCACGTCAAGATACAGTCCGTCGTAGCCGTTCTCTTCCAACCACCGCTCGACGATCTTGGCCACGTTCCAGTACTCATGCTCCACTGGCTTCTTTCTATCTTTGGGCATCGCAACCTCCCAACGCGGCCAGCGCTGCCTTTTGGGCAGTCTCGAATGGACCAATCCACTCGTCGTCCCCAATTCTACCGGCCCGCCACGCGTACCAACCGGCCCTTCCTCCAGGCGACCCGTAACCCCACCACCACTGCTGGATCACTGCCCCGCTGTCGTGGACGTACCAACCAATCTCTACCTTCTCCCACCGGCCGCTATCTCCAGGAACCATAACGCCCTCCATCTTTTATCACATCCCTTCATCTACATCGTCCTTCTTGTCGAGCAGCCAGATGGCCTGATCGCATATGGCCATGGCGCGACCTTCTGCGACGTACTGCCTGGCCTTCTCCAGCGGCCAGTCGGCGGTCAACAAGATCCAAACCTGGACCTTGGCCGTCTGCAGTATGTTCGGGTCCTTCCTCCAGGCCAGGTCGTCAGCTTGATTCCGCTTCATCTCTCCCCCTTTCCTCGGAGGAACCTCCTGGATCCCCCCAAGTGACCTTAGTATAGCGGTTCACCTATAACTTGTCAAGTCCTCGACACGCTACCTCGGAAGCGTCACGCCTGGCTGGTTTTGGTATACGCCACCGGCTTCCTTCTCGCTGTAGGTTCGCGCCGGACGCTCTCCCTTGTGAAAAACAACCTGTGCAATCCCCTCCCCGATGTGCAGCCGGATCGGTAAGGGAGATAGGTTCGCAAGCTCCAGCGTCAACTTCCCCATCCACCCGCTCTCCAGTGGCGTCAGGTTGCACAGCAACCCGCACCGCGCGTACGTTGACTTCCCAAACGCCAAACCCGTTACGTCGCCCGGCATGTCAAAGTACTCCACGCTCTCCGAGAGGACGTTGGCGTGCGGTGCAATGTCAAAGTGCTTCTCCGCCTCGTAGATAACGTACAAGTCCTCTGGGAACTTCTTTGGATCGAGCACGATGTTTGCACCAAACTTGTGCACCAGGAACCTGCACCCCAGCCTGATGTCATAACCGAAGGATCCCAGGCCGTAGCTAGGCTTGCCAAGCTGCCGCCGCTCGAACGGCTGGATCATCGGCCTGTCGCCTTGGCACAGTTCGATGATCTGTCGGTCGTTCAGAATCATCTCCCCTCCATCCATGCTCTAGGCTTGGCCTGAACAGGTACCAGAACAATCACACTCGCCACACTTTTCCGGGACCTCTACCCGGAATACTTTCCGGTCTGCGAACTCGGCCTGTTTGCCACTGTTCCACGCTTCGACAGGCCGCAAGTACCCCACGCACCGGCTGTATACCTCTGCTCTCCGCCGTTCCCGCTCAGGAATGACCGTGCCATCGTCTAGAATCAGATTCCCGTATTCATCCTCTCGCATTCGTTCCTCCTCTTACTCATCTAGTGGTGGCAGCCAGGACCAACGCCTCGCCTCGCCTTGCCGCGCCACGCCCCGCCTCGCCAGGCCCAGCCTTGCCTGCCACGCCATGCCTTGCCCTGTCTTGCCCGGCCTGGCCGCGCCACGCCTGCCGCGCCGCGTCAAGCCTCGCCCAGTCCTACCTTGCCGCGCCTCGCCTGGCCTGCCATGCCTGCAGTCCCTTCACCTGGCTACTCCCTGTCTCTCCCGTACGCCGCTAGCCTTACTACTGGGGTCCTTCTCACGAAGCATGAGTTTCACCTGGACCGCGCGCATAGCGTCGTAGACCGAGATGAACTCCTCCAAGTTCTTGTACTTTTCCTCCCAGCGCTGGAACTCACTGATTGCTTGTCTGATGGCTTGTTCGCGCAGCTCAGCATCTTCCAGCACTTCCTCTGTTCGCAGGTATCCGCCACGCTCCGCCTTGCGAAAGTCAGGAAGAGAAGTGTACATACGAACCGCCACCAGTTTATCGGGGTCCTCCGGGCTCTCGATGACCGTTACGCATACCTGAATCAGGTCCCTCGCCTGCTCCAGACGATACTGCTCCGCCGCCTTGCTATCGTCCCACTCAAAGTGACGGTGGAGAACAGATTTCACAGGCCTGGCGGCCTCCACAACATCTGCCGGACGTAGAATTCCTGCATTCTTCTTACGGATGTCCTCTAGCGCAGCAACAACTTCTGGATTCATCATGCCTCCTGTACGATGTCAAAACATCCCCAACCCATCCCGCATGACCGCGGGCTATCGTGCCTGCCTTCTCCAATCCCAACTTGCTGCCCGGCTCGTAGCATAAGATTCACTACATCTTCCAACGTGAACTGCTCTGAGTCGTACTTGATCCGCACCGTAGCCTCCCAACCAGGTTCCCACATAGGACGTGGACGTATGTCCACAACTCCTGTCTCATTCCGCGCCGGTAGTTCGCTGTACTTCGGTGTCCCTTTGGTGATCTTCACTAGTGGGGTCCCGTCCACTACGTCGTATCCGTCAGCATCAACAAACACAGACAGCTTCGCCCTTGTCATGGCGAAGCCGGCCAACCTACAAGCTGAGATCAATGCGTTCCTGAAAGCTGGCGCAGGGATACCATGCCATCCTTCTGTGGATTTGTGCATCGCGCCTTCGTAGAGGGCCTTGAAGTCCTTTGGTGTACGTGCACTCCCCTTCTTAGAAGTAGAACCAGCTTCCTGCTTCTCTCGCATCATCTCCTGAGCTTTCGCAGAGAACCTGTTCTGTACATACGGACTAGTGCCCCTGATACGAACCTCGACCGCCCGAATATCCGGCGCCCGGATAACGACTTCCTGCTTCGCTGCCACGATATGCCTCCCTTGCTTAGATTGTGTTCGACAAGCCGTGCCGGGCCTCG